TTGATTTGTTTTGGTGACATACCCCACGTAGCAGTATAGCCAGTAGGTGCAGTACTATCATATGCGCTACAATCTTGAACATATGAAACTTTACCTTGTGCTGCTCCGGAACCAGATATCAATAAGGTCTTACCGTATGCTGTTAGTTTCCACCATTTTCCTTGTCCATCAAAAGTGTTTGTAGCGTTAATATCAGAGAAAACAAAGTCTCCGTCTATAGGGAATGCTCCTTCCCCGTTATGATATAATGTGGATGGTGTAGATCCAAAACTACTAGCATCGTAACCACAGGCTGTTTGAGCTCCAGATGCATTATTTGTTGCTGCTCCAGGCCATACATAAAACGTAGTTAATGTGTCTGTGTCTTGTGTAACTACTGTTAGCTTATATCTTAATTGAGGGGGAGTATCTTTCTTAAAGACGTTAAGATTATTTAATTCCCCGTCAGTTATAATTAAGTTACTGCCGCTTAGCTCTCCATTATACATTGGAGATTCATCAGCTATAGGTCTAACTGTTGTTCCCAGTTTTGTTGGAACTATTATTGAGTGTTGTGTGGTAGTTTCTGTTGAACCGGTTCCATATGCTCCTCCATGTGATCCTGTTGTAAAAGCAGTATCAATTTGACCTTCATGTTCTAGTGTACTAATCCCCATAGAAGGAGATTTAATTTTATTACGTTCTAAAAGGTGAGGTTTAATTATAATACCTGTATCGAGAGATGATTTAGCAGGTACAAAATCTTTTATCATTTTAAATAAAACGTTGTCGTAAAATTTTAAGATTCTTACGAAATCTTTCATATGTGTTTTTTCGTGTGAACCTAAAACTAACTCCCTAATTTTAGTAAAGTTTTGAATAGGATCGTATGTGTTATATGAATGTTTATGTAGATCTCTAGGATCACCTATTAGGTCGTCAAATTTAATAGACCCTGTATAATCCTGTATAACTTTGTCTACACTGTCTGTTGGGGAAAATCCAACTTCTACTCTATGTACATCTTGAACTCTTTCAGACGCTTCTTTATGTACTGTGGTAAGCCTAGATAATACGTTACCTACCGATCCTGTTATTGATGAATCTGTTCTAATTTTATATAAAGATCCAGATATTGCATGGTCAGGTCCGATTAGTTTATCTGTACGTATAGAACCTCCAAATTCTTTAATATGTAAAAAGTCAGAGGGTATACCGAAACAGTTTATTAGAGCTCTCAACCCTCTTTCAGTTCCTTTAGCTTTTAAAAGGTAAGGAAGATTGTGGTAAATCCTTTTATATAGTTCACCTTCATAATTAACTCTCGATACTGGTTGAGAGTTAGCTGGTAATCCCAGAGGGGTAATAAAGCTGTTAATTACTTCTGCTGAGCTTCCGCTCGAATAAGTGTCTTGTATTAAATACTTAAATAAGTCGTTGCTTCCTTCTTTAGAGTTATACAACTTTACTCCAAATGAAGTAAGAGCTTCTCTGACCATATCTTTAGATATACCATGCTCTAATCTATTATCATTGTCGTACTTATCAGAAACTGCTTTAGTATACGTCCATAAGTTATCAAAATGATGCGCTATCATATGTACAAATAAAACACCATTTCTATTGGAACTATCTTCTCCAATAAAGGAAGGTATTGTATTAGAAAGCAAGTCGTAATTACTAATATCGTAATTGGAAGCTGTCTCTAAGGAAGAACTAAACCATGTTGTAGCTTCTGTAGAATTAATAGCTAGGTTAGTATACGGCTTACTGGAAGTTAGTTTTGGCCAACTTGTTGAACCGCTTTTAAAGTATAGGTGTTTTTCATAATGATCAAAGTTATTTAAAACCCCCTGTATTAAGTTGTTATATTTGTTATTATGAGTTGTCTGAACGCTTGCATCAGAGACATTTACTAAAGCATTTTCATAGGATTCCAGTAAACTTACTTTGTACTTAAAGTTATTAAGTCTCTCAACAGCAGATGAAAAGTGTATGTAGTTTGCTAAGTCTGAGTAATCTATGTTGAGCTCTACGCTTCTATCCTCTAGGTAAGAAAGTACCTCTTTATTTGAATTAGTTGAATCAAAACTAATAAGTTCGTCATAAGTAAGGTACTCTGTTGGTTCAGCTGTGTTATCGCTAACTTCAATATTAAAGTTTGCACTTCTTAATTTAGGCGTTATTAATTCATCTTCGGTAATAGTAACATCTACTCTTACTGCAACTGAGTCGCTTAGTTTTTCAACTAATTGACCTGTTTGTTTTAAGTTGTAGTAATTAGGTAGAGGTTCATATAACTTTAAAGCAACTGTGTATTTACTGGTTTGTTCGTAAATATCTATATTAGTTGCAATTAAAAGGTCATTATTACCTAGATTCAGGTAAACTTCTTCTAAATAGGTTCCTTCATTAAACCTACTTTTTATCTTCTCTGTAGTGTTAATTAAATTATTAACGTTTATGTCTGTAGATGCAAGAAGTATTTCTTTTCTGTCGCTACTTATTTTGTCAATATAAAATCTAGAAGTCGGACCTGATTGGGTATATAGGTCTTTAAGAAAATGAAATACAGCTTTAGTATCAGAATATTCAAATCCTGATTGGGCTGTAAAGTCTGTAGGTTCAAAACTAAGCTGACTTAATCCATTATTATCATCACTAATTTGATCCTTAAAAGGTATTTCTACTTCGTAATTAGAGTATAACAATTCATTAGTCAGGGAGTAAATATGTCCTTCTACGTAATCTACACCCTGAGTAAATTTTTTATTTACTTTATAATTATCAATTAAGGATAAGTCGTTTTCAGATATGACCTCGTTTTCAGGTATACTGTTCAAGCTTTCGTCTAATAAAGTATATTTTATTTCCATCGTATCTTTTAATCTATCCAGACGTATCCTACCTCGTCTTCTCGGTCTTTATTTTTATAGGTAATTAATCTAAACTTTGCATTGTTTTTAAAATTACCGTAAGCTGCACAGGCATCTATTATTTCAGAAGCTTTATAACCTGCTTGCTTGAGCTCTGTTACTAGATAATCTAAAGTTAAATCTCCTAGGTGATCTTTACTTTGAGGTATAAAGTATGAATAGTTTCTAGGCTGTCTTCTGTTTAACCTTTCTGAAAATCTTCTTCTTTCTTCTTTAACATCTGAGTATAACCACCAGTACCTTTTGTCAATGTGTGAATTATTATAACTGCTGATTCTACGACCTGTACGTACCCATATGGTACTAGGTTTCTTTAATGCATATGCTGCATAGTACAAGTTTGTTCTTTTCTTTTTAAATAAACCTACTATTTCATCTACAACTGCTTTATTGTTTGATGTTGATGATTGCGCATTTTCTGCTGCCTTCTCTGCTGCTTCAGTTGCTTTTTTAGCAGCTTCTTCTGCTGCTGCAGTTGCTTGTTCTGTTGCTTGATTAGATAATGCGTTAGCTTGTTCTAAGGTTGCTATGGTTGAGTTAGCAACTCCGAGTTGTGACTTTAATAGTTCCATTTGTTCTGCAGAATCAAAGTCAAGTTGACCTCCACCTGCTAGAGATGTTTCTAGTTCTAATATACGTCTTTTATCATCTAAAAGTTGTACTCTTAGAGAAGCTATTTCGTCTAACAGTGGTTGTATGTTATCTAACTGTGCATCTATTTTATATAGTTCGGAACTTCTTTCTACTAAATATTGATGTGTATTACCTTCTCCTTCTATGGGTATGGTTATATACAGCTTATCATATAATCTAAATAATTCTTCTATAGTATCAGGATCAACAACAGGTTCAAGTTCTTTAAAGTACTTAAACTCCCTGTCTATTACCTCCTGAAATGATTCACGGTTAAAAACAGTTTTTTGTATTTCTACTTTTTTACCCATTTCTTACTACCTTAAAAACTTGATCGTTATCTATTATAGTTGTAGTGCCGTCTATTTCTGTTTTAATTAACAACCTATAGTACCTTTCTGGCTGTATACCATCCATGTATATATCAAAGTAATTAGAGATATTGTCTGCACTTATTTTTGTAAACGTATTATCGTAATTAAATACCATTTCTTCTGTGTTCTCATCTTTTAATCCCCAATAAGAAGCAGTTGGTAGTGTGTAATTTACTGTGTAAGCAGATGATGTGGTAAAGGTTCTTGTTGGATATTTAGGTCTAGCGTGGACTCTAAATCTCTGTTTACCCTCATCTGTATACTTTCCTTTATTGTTTCGTATACTTACCACTACTTCTGGGTCTGTTATTTCTGATAGTGTAGAAGAATGTGTGTAGTCGTCCCATTTTATATCTAGGCTTGGAGGGTAGATTGTATTGGTATCATTACCATAATACTTAAGCCTTATAGATGCTGAAAGATTATTTTCTAGGTTATTAGGTAGTTTAACTATAAACCCGTTGTTGTCTAGACTTTCACTATAATGCATCATCACTCCATTGGTAATGTCCATGTCTATATCAAGATCAGAAGTCTTATTAAAAGACTGTACAGACTCTAAATTACTGCTTGCAGAACCGGTATACCAGCTACCTCCACCTAAAACATCTGATTCAAAAGAAGCTGTTACGTATGTTGCAAAACTCCCCGTTACCCAGTGGTTTGTAGCTCCTGCATTTTTATAGTTCCAGCTTACACCTGATTTGTTTACCGGTGTATCTCCAAACTTACCTGCTCCTTCATCCCAATCTTCAGATACTGGGTAGCAATTTATATTAAAGTCAATTGGTAGTTCATTAGCCATATTTAAGTACAGATGTAAATTTGTCTGTACCGTACCTCCTCCAGCTTTATTATTGACGATATCTTGTATTTCTGCAGTGTCAAACTTAATTAATGTTCTTAGGGTTTGTCCGCCTGCTGATGTATGGTATCCTCCTACTTCAAGAAGCTCATCTCTACCGAGATTTGCTAACTGTTTTTCAGTGTAGATAAAGGAATCTTTTGTACTAAATAGTTTATATATCGCCATCTTATAATGTTGTTATTCTACCTTGTATGTCAGCAGAAGGATTTTTAACTTCAAATATCATTGGATCTAAAGAAGGGAACACTATATTGTTCTTAGTTGCTCCTTCTATATCGTAATCATATTGGCTATAAGTTCCCCCTACTTTTGTTTTTACTTTAATATCCTGCACCGTTTGTACACCTTTTATTTTATCTAATAATGTATAAACTGCGGATAAGTTGATAGGTTGGTTAATAGCCCAATTGTCTATGTTAAAGTGCTCTGTAAGTGCTTGGTTACATCTAATTAAAACATCTCTAGAGTTATAACTTGGTAGTGTTATAATATCATACTTAATACCTACATTAACCACGTACCCATCTTTAATAGTACATCCATCAGTTAATGGTTTAAATTGAGATATGTATGTCTTAATATTCTGTTTAAGTTCTGAGGTTGCTTTTACAAGTTTCCTATCATTGTTGTATGCTAATACATAAATACAAACTCCTAAAGGATTGTATAGATTAGATGTAGCTGAGGGTACTTCTGCATCTGTTGTGACAAATGCTTTTGCAATAGATCCAAATCTAACCGGTAATGTTAAAGCTCTAAAAGCATAATCTTCTCTTGTTACTATTCTACCTTGTTCTTGAAATGATCTAAGAGAATTCTGTCTTATTTCCTCTACCGTGTCTCTATCTTTACCTCCGGTTGCTGGAGCTTGATTTGTAAATTCAATAGAGGTTCTATAAGTATCGTCTGTAGCGTTTGCTGTATATGTTGCACCTGTTATTGTATTTGCTTCTATATTAGAAGCTATACCGCCTCCTGTTATGTACCTAATTGTAAGTGTTGTATTAGATGGTGCATTACCGTATGAATCGGAAAATAGAAAATTAGAAGGATCATAAGCATAATCGGTTCTACTTACTCCTTGGTTTGTTCCTGAGCCAACTAGTGTTGGGTTTGGTAAGAAAGAATTAGACGGTGCAGAAGATGTTCCAGCTCCAAACTGTATGTTCAGTTGACCGGTTGAAGTAAACCTTGTTACAAATCTATTCTTTACCGATTCACTTGCTAACATGTAAGGTACATCTTGTTGATTGTTCCCAACATTTAAAGCTTCTGAAAGAACTAAGTCCTGACCTAAGTATGGTACTTCTGTCCATCTATTACCTTGGCTATCTACTATATCATATATACCTATAATATCTGTATCGTTTATCTCTACGGTAAGGTACTTTTGAGCTGTTCCAACTGTTTCACTACGGGTAATGAGTTTTCCTGATTTAGCTTTTACTGTTTTTCTTAGTTGAAATTCTGCTGGTTCATTATTATTGTCGACTGAGTAGATGCTCACTTCTGTTGGATCATACGAACTTGAAAAAGAGAAGTCTGTTGGTGTATCTATAAAGAAGTCCTGTTCTCCTGCGCTAACCACTATAACGGCACCTTTTGATGGATCTGCTTCAAAACTAAAAGCTTGTTTAAAGTCTGGTTCATATGTAGATCCTGATGCGGCTATAATTTGAGTTACATCTATATCGACTGTTGAGGAAGTACTAACTCTAGGTTTATATCCCATCATATAAGCCATTGAATGAAGGTTACCTGGGTCTTGGGCGTACTGTAGGAATGTTTCTTGTATTTGACTGTCTTGATAGAAGGATAATATGTCTCCTACATAAGCTGCCATTTCAATAAACATCATCCCAGGTGATGTAGGTGAAAAATCATTATACGAATCAGGAAAGTAGTTTTTTGCTAACTCTACAAGTTGACCTTTCATAGAAGAAAAGTCTTTATCGGTATATTTAATGTTAATGTCTTTAGCCATTTTTATTCAAAATTTATTGTTACTTCATCTTCTACCTGAGTGTCTTTAATTTTAAAGTTAATACTTAACGATATTAAATTACTATCTGGTAATGGAGTTATACTTAGTTGCACTATAGCAAGATTAGGGAAATAGTTTCTAAGCTCAGAAGCAACTTTAACTTCTAAAGAACTTGTATTCTCTCTATTAACATTTGTAAATAGTTCATCTCTAATACCTGATCCAAACGTTGGATTCATATACCTTTCTCCTTTTCCGGTTAAAAGGTAATTTACAATATTAGACTTTATAGCTTCTTTCGTTTCAAAAGTAGAATTAAACACTGCTTTGCCGGAAAATGGCAGAGATACTCCAACTGCTTTTCTAGGCTGTCGGTCTATAGGGTTAATTCTTTTTGCGTCAAATGCCATACTATTCTATTCCTGCTTTTTGTTTATCTTTTTCGTTAGAAGCTTTTAATACTGCTCCTGCTTTCTTTACAAAATCTAATTGAGATATATCTATTCCTCCTCCTGCACCGATGTTCATCTGGTTAGCTATCGAATTTGCTACATTCTGTCTTGGAGTACCGTTTACTTGAGGTACGCCTCCTATTGCATTATTTGCGTTTCCAGAAAATATAGTTTTATATTCTTCGTTTGTCATGTTGTTTCTAGTCATCTGTAGCATTTCATCTAAAGATGTTTTACCCATCACCGGATTGGTTGGTGAAGGCTTTTGAGTTTCTACCTGAATAGTCTTAGTAGGTGTTGCCAATGTGTTTGGCGCACTTGCTGCTTTTACTGCTTCGTTCATTACTTCTTGTAACTCTTCCTTCACAGCTGATCTGACTTCTTCACGTATAATTTTTCGTAATTGATCTAGTTTCATATTAATAAATAGTTAGTTTATGGAAGTTGATTGTTAATTCTGAATTTTATTTCGTCTATTAGTACTTTTGTTGAAGAACTGAAAGAGGATGGTCCTCTCATAAGTACAACTCCGGTAGCGCTTTCAACTTGTGCGTACCTTCTTTTTGCTACACTTAATGATGTTTCTTCGTCATCTTTTATTACTATCGTATAGTCTTTATAGAAGTACCTAAGGGTACCGTCTAAGTCTGTAGTACTTGTTCCTAGTAGACCTGCGTTAGAGGGTAAATTGTCGATTGAATCAAGCAACCTCTTCTTTTCATCTTCAGGTAAAGCATCTACACAGGAGAATAGTTTAATATCTATACTCTCTAGTTTTTGTTTTATTGGTTCAAGCCCATCAAAGCTAATACTTGTTAAATCTTTAATAGCTTGTTGATCTTTAGCTAGCAAATCTACTATCTGACATGCTAAGTTTAATAGTTGTGCGAACCTATTTTGAGCACCTACTGATATAGAAAAGATAACACCTCCAGCTGGACCTGGTGGTATACCTATGGTACCCGGTAGGGACATTAACTCCAATACTAGTACGGTTGCTTTTCCTGCTTTAATAGGAGGATCTAATATATCTGCAAACTTCTTTATAGGTTCTATTTTCTTTTCTAACCCGTTTAACATATTAACTAAACTATCTCTTAAAGCTAGTAGTTTTTCTATTTCTTCAACAGGAGGACATACCTGTCCCATTAGACGTTCTATTATCTTATTTACCTCTTCATAAATTTTAGCTATAATAAAAGCTTCTAGTTTTGCTAAATACTTAGCTATAAAGAGGGCGAGATTCGATGGAGGTATACTACATGGCATTATTCTACGAAAGTTTTATTAGATTTTAATGTACTTTTACCTTTAGGGTTGAGTTGTCTTTTGAGTTGATTTATAACTATTTCTGCTGATGCTCCTCTCAGGTTTATTGTTGGTATAGGTTCTCCTTTAATAGTCTTAGCTTTACCCATAGCTTTAGATAAGGCTATCAATTGATCTAATACATCTTGTAAGAATGCTTCCATTCTATGTCCTAGTACAACAGGTTGTTTGTTAGCACCTGAATTTGCTCTAGCTTGTCTACCTAAATAAATCTTATCTGCATCAAAGCACATATAATCATCGGCGTCTATGTGAGCTGATTTAGAGTTTAAACCTATAGATTCAGCACTTGATATAAGTATGTCACTTTTCTTAGCATTTAAAGTGAGTCTGTCTGAGTTAAGTAGTAGTTGAGAGCCTTGATAATTTATCGGGTTGTCTGGTTTTTCATCGTATGTATCTCTCTTATTACTAGCTAAGGTAAGAGGTATCATATGGTTAGAGGTTAAGTATATAGAAGTAGCATCTTCATTTATGTCTTCCATAATACTAGTAAAGCCTCCTTCGACTTCTCTTTGTCCGTTCCTCAGTACTGTTATAGGTTTATTTTTATTTGTATCGTCAGTCCAGGTACTCTTTTCTGATAATCCGCCTGAGAATCGTAGTGATTGTCCTAGTCTACCTTCTATTATATGGTCACCAGGAAGCGGTTGTAGGGGTGCTAAGCTGCTTTGTTCATCTATACCTTCACCTATGTTCACTCCTTTGCTTCCTGTAGTAGGAGGTAGAGCATTATGATGGGTGTGGTTATAAATAGAAACTACTGTTTGGTAGTATACCTTACCTCTTGATGACTGGTTTTCTACGTTAAAGCTTGGACCTATCGTTAGAATTACCACTTCATTCTTTAGTGGATAAAGGTTACTATTTCTACGAAGAGGTACAGCTATTCCTGCATACTCTTCTTCATCTACCTCTTCACTTGATGACCCCCTAACTCCTAATGTAGTGTATTTTATTAAACCTATACTGTCACTATACCCGTATTTAGCATACTCTGGATGTTTATCATCTAGAATAATATCTACAACTCTACCAATAAACTCTTCGTTAGTATCGGTATTTATTGAAGTCGTAGATGTTCTACGTTTTATACTACTGTGGTTTAGGCTCATTCTTCTTTATCTTCTTCGGATATGTTCTTAACTTCTTCCTGTACGTTCTCGCTTTCTTCTAATAAGTCTTGTAATGATTCAAAATCAAATATTTCAGATCCATCTCCTTTAGCTTGTATAGCTTCTATTCTCTGGATTACTGTTGCTAGTTTAATTAAGTGTTCATCATTCTTAACTCCTATTTCCATATACTCTTTAATCATAGGAACAATAAGAGTAGCGTCTCCTATGTTCTCTATCAGAGGCTTTAACTCACCGATCAATGCTTTTACCTGTGTTTTGGTCTCTCTTGAATTGTCATATATTTCACCAAATAGGTCAGATAGTGATTTACCTTTAAATATTTCTTTACTACTGTCCATAATAAGTCTTTACTTATAAATAGATTTAAAGTACTTTTGTACGAATCATTCCCACTTTATTATAGGTATCATGTAAAAGGTAGAATTCTTCTTTAAGTTTATTTACAACTTTAGTTAAGTGAGGCGTCTCACAATCTGTCATCTCCCTAATATAAATGTACAGTGCTTTCTTTTTAAATATATCTAAATCCTGTCTTGTCTTAAATATAGTAAGTATTGCATCTGCGATACGTTTTTCATTCTCTTTTGGAAATAACTCATCTAGATCTTCATATGTGTTTTCAACATATATATCTAAGAACTGACCTAATGTAATAGCATGTTCTTCGTCAACTTGCATCTTGGTTTCATACCCGTCATACATTTCGTCAAAGGTACCTATCTTTTTAAGGTTCTTGTAGTTTTTATTGTTGTAGTTGATTAACCACCTTTTTACTATAGTTCCGAAGTAAGAGTAAGCTTTGGCTCCGTTAGTAGGGTCAAACTTCATTATCTTTTCTTCTAATAACATAGAAACAATTTCATGCTTCAAGTCTTCTATCTTATCCACATCTGTGTAATAGAACTTAAAAGTATGTATAATGTTCTCTGCTAACTTGTAAAATGGGTAATATATATGCTCTGTAAAGATGGAGTTCCTATATCGGTTATCTTCTGAGGTGTTATATCTTACTATGTATTCTTCGGTTTCTTTTGTAAAGTAATTAGCTTTGCTTTTCTTTCTTGCCATAATTTTGAGGGAGCATATATCGGTTTAGCTCTTTTTGCACATTTTGCATTTGTTTAAAAAAATAACCGACCTCATCATCTGACTTGAAAACCCCACGTTCATCGAGTTTGTTAAGGTGCTTTTGTGATTTACCTATTAAATCTGATATATTCTGTAAATATTTTGTTTGATCTACAGCAATATCTTCGTATTTCTCTAATTTTACTAATAGGTTTCTAATAATATAAGAAAAAATAAGCGTGGTAGCAACTATAATTGTAACTATTATATAAAAAGTTGTAGGATTGATGTTCATTTTAAATATTTTTAAGTAAATTAGATAGTCCTGCTGAGGAGTTTACTCTTTTACCTGTTGATGAATTAGTTTTCTTAGTTTTAGGTTGTGAATTACCTCCTTTATTCTTCCACATATCGTATTCTACCTTAGAAGCTAAGAAGTCTGCTGTATGTAATACTGATATTAAAGCTGTTTTCTGTCTAGATGATTCAACATGACTAAAGAAATACGCTTCATTAGCTTTATCAAATACTCCATCATGACATCTAATACCTAAAAACTCTTTCTGATCTACTTTTATTCCAAACTTCTGTAAAATATATAAAGATCTATCTGGGATAAGCATAAAATCTAGATCTGGATTAAAAGTATACATTTCTGATAGCTTATCTTGTCTCCATTTATCAGTCTGAGGTATATAATTTGGTTTATCTCCGTCTCCTATTTTACCTAAATCATGAAATAGTGCAGAAAATACTAATTGTTCTTCCGAATAATCTACTGTTCCACCCATTTTTATGTATAATCTATGTTGTTCTACCGCATATTGTACGACTCTATTAACATGATCTACATAACCTCCGGGAAAAGCATTATGATACCAAGTCTTTCCACTAGCAGGAGCCATCATATAAGTTTCTTGCATATGGTGAAGCATAGATTTAATACCATCGGTCCTATCACCAATGTAAGTATCTACTATTTTAAGGTGTTTTTCGTAGTTTTTTGATATTTGTTCTGCATTTAACATAGATAACCGTTTTAAATTATTATTATTATTTATTTTAGTATATAAATTATTATATTATTTTTATATTATATTTAATTATATATATTTTTTATTATATCTTATTAACTTTATTATATAACATATATTAAGATATTAAATCTAAGGCAGACTTCCAACTGTTTTAATGAAAAAGTTTCTTTTTTTCCGAATTTCTCCATTTAGCATCGGTTTTATAAGGAGAATAGTAAATTTTAACGTCTGAATCCGATCTATATTTAACAAAATGTATTATTTTATCGCTTTCGAACTCATAATCAACAAAATACCACCTTCCTTCGTTACCTTTAGCATCAAACTGGTATGTGGCTTTAAATACTATTAAGTCGGCATCTGATCTATGTTTAGTAACATATACCTTTACATCCGCTTCAACCCTCTGCTCAGTAATGAAAATAGATTGGGCTTGTAGGGGAAAGGTGAGGGTGAGTAAAATACCGTAGGCCGCCGCGCGAAACGCGCGCAAGTTGCCGCGAAGATTTATATCTAACATGTTCCGAATTGTTTAGCTACCCATCCGTACTTTTCTATATGATCTACATAGAATTCATCATCCCCATACATGAAATAGGCATCGGCTTGATCTAACCATCTAGCAGCAGTCTTCTTATCAGGTGCTCCTACAGACATAACGTCTTTAAGGGCCTTCTGTTCGA